AAGTACGGTCTTAATATTCCATGTAACGGGGTCCAGGTCTAGGTCGACGACCTCAGTAACTCTCTAGATAGAAAACCCCTTACTTTGATTCGTGAGCTGTTGAGGGGTAATTATGGTCTGCTGTAGAGATCGGACTACAGGGATAACCTCTTGGAAGTTTTTAGCCAATAGCTCCCGCCCCTTCTTCCAGTCTCCTAATGGCTTTCTTTGAGCGTCGTTTTTGCTCATGTCAGGTTCAAATCATTAAAGTCGATTTCGGTGAATACATCAAAAAACTTTTCAGTTCCCCATGATAGCGCCTCTGGCGGGTCGTTAGGCTCACCATCCTCGTCAACATCGGGGACGGGCTCTCCATCGCGAATATACACGCCTCTAACGTCCCACCCGTCAGGGTCAACGGTGAAGCTATACGTGACGGTATAAGTTTCGCCACCGTCGCTAGATTCGCCTTGTATGGAGTCGCAATAAACCTCCCCGGCTTCACGTCCGAGGAACTCGGCTGAATTTATCTTATTCGTGTATTGCATGGCTATATTTCCCGGCTGTTCGTTTTCCTTCCTAACAAGCCTGAATACACCAAGCACCTTTGAAACATCCACTATAAAGGTCTGGGGTTCTAAGTCCGTCACATCATCCGGCCCGTCACCATCGGCAGGAGTGAGGATCATCTGATTACCGTCCCGATCTAAGTCCGTCCGCTGTGTAACCGTAGTCGTACCAACTGAGATTTGAGCGGGTGCGTCGTCGTCGGGCTGCCTTTCGTCTGCATTTGTGGGGGCGTAATTACAAGTTACCGTAAAAATGGTATTGTCGCCCGTGAGAACGGCAATAGATTTGCTCCGAACGAATAAGAGAGGGTCGTAAGGGTGGACATCACCAACGGCGGGAATCCCGTTTAGAATTCCAACCGCGAGCACTTTGCCGAACGACGGGACGTTGTCATCCTCATATTGAACTAGGAAAACACGAGGTAAAGTTGTGCCGTCTGCCGTTTCTTCCGATGTCTGACCGGCGACCGCATCCTCTGTGATTGAAACTGTTGCCATAATTTACCCCGCTACTAATGTGCGTTTTTGTTTAAGAACTTCCAATATACCTTGTTCAACCTTGAGCGATTCCTTTTGGGTGTCGAGTTGCTTTTTATTGATCTGCTCTGCACCTGAGGCAAGCCCTCTTGAGGTTACGCCCTTTGATACCGCCCGGGCAAAGCCGCGCTTTCTGTCTGAGGTATTGGCTATGTTGAACTCGACGTTTTTTATTGCCGTCTTGGTTCTTTCTATCGCCTCGTCTATAGCCGCCGCCTTTCGAGCCTTTAGTTCGTCGCTTCGTAGTTTGTTGATTTTCTTTATGCCTTTTTCTTGTGCAGTAACAAAATCTTTATGAGCTTTCATTCTTGCGTCAGATTCCTTTTTTACTGCTTCATCGATCTTTTTAGAGGCGATGCCTAACGCCTTATCAGCCTTTGAGCCAAAAGCGCCCGTCTCTTCCATGAGCCTCTTGAGCTCGTTAAAGTCCCTGACGGCCTTTTCCGTTGCTGTCATCTCTCCTTCAATTAAAGCATTAGAGGCATTGGCAAACTCAATCTGTTTTTTGACTATATCGAGCTGTCTCCTTTTCTCTATGGTAACTTTTGCCTCCGCTTCGGCCTTACGCTTAGTCACCCTCTCTAGGTGCCTTGCCTGTATCTCTTCGTTTTCAATCATACGCAGTCTAGATTCTGTTTTTTTATCCCTCTCTTTGGCAGACATGGTAATGAAATCAGCTATGTTTTGAAGCCCCCTTTTGAATGCGACAAGCTCTTCGACGCCTGATTTTACTAACGACAATACCCCGCCAATACCGTCAATTATTAGTTGAGAATTGTCAGCCATAAGCCCCTGAACGATAACCCCAGACTCTGCCATGCTATTGTTAAGCTTTTCAAAATTTTTAATCTGATCGGCAGAAAGTATACCTTTCATTAAGGCGTCACTACCCTCTATTTTATCGAGTTCTCCATTGAGGTTTTTCATAGTGTTTACCAGAGAAACACCCTCGGAGTCAAAAAGCTTCATAGCTAAACGAACCTTGTCACCCTGACCGCTAACCCCGTCCATTGCCCCGGCCAGCTTCTTAAACATCTTATCAGGAGATAATCCCGCCAGGTCTTTAGCTTCTAACCCTAGCTCTTTTATTGCTTTTTTAGCCTCGCCGTATCCGGCTGACGCCTCCGACACCCTCCTGACCATGCGCTGCATCGCCATGTTAAAGGTCTCGGTTGAGTTACCAGCTTTTTTATTTACAAGGTGCAACTTTTGAAGCTCTTCGACGTCAGCCCCGATCCTACTTGCAAACTTCGCTGTCACATCCATAGCGTTGGCCGTTTTTATAGCGTAGGCAACCATCCCCGCGCCGAGAGCGGTAATTCCGACAAGAGCTTTCTTCATGGATGGGATTGCAAAGTCAAGGCCGTCTAAGAACTTTTTAGACTTGTTCATATCGGCGGCCATCTGCTTCGTCTTCTTCGATATTCTTTGGGCGCCTTTTTCAAAGCCCGATGTTTTCATTCCGAAAACTGCGTTAAGAGCTGCAATCGTTGCCATTTTTTTCTACCCTTTCATTGTGAATATTAACGAAATTTTTAAATCCCGCTTCCATCTCTTCCATCTTTTCTCTGTGCGCCTGCTCCTCTGTGCGATCATCGAGCCACCAAGCAGAATCAAATACGCTGGGGTTTCGTACCCCGATAGAGGCTCTTAAGGTCGCGTGAATCTGAGCGAGAAGTATGTCAACCCTGTCGCCACCTATCGGCCTTATGTTGTCAAATGCGACCCACGAAGCGAACTCATCTACAGTCATTCGGCTTTTTAATTCCGAAACGGTTGACCCCATTTCTAGGGCCAACCGGTACCAGAGCATTTCAATAGGTCGCTCTCTTAGTTTTTTTCCAACTCCTCGACATCTTCTTTAGTGAAGTACGCCATTTCACACGCCTTGGAGTAGATCGGCTGAGAGATTGCGGAATCCATAACTTTAAGGGCCGGAATGTCCTCTGCGGTGAAAATCAATTCGCCTTTTTCATCGCAAGCAGTATTGAGGATCATCATCACGCGAGTCCCTGAATTGCTGTCATTTTCCAAAGCGAATAACTCATGATCGTCCCGCTCTTGAGTAGTCATGCCCCTGACAAAGACGTGACCATCTGCCATAGGTACTAGCACCTTCTCAACCCTACGAGCAGTGTAAGAGAGCAGTTTGTCTTTAGTCAACATTAGACAGGGACCGAAGGAGTGACGACAATTTTACCAGTGAATTTCAGAGTGGCGGTAAAAGTAGTTTTACCCTCAACGGTTCCAGTATAGGCGTAATCTGTCATGCCACCGGGGGCGGTGTAGATGGTCGCGGACGCTTGCCCTGCTTGAAGGGGGAAGGTCAGGATGATAGGCGCGGCATCGGCGCTGACAGGAGGCAGGACGTCGGGGTCGTGATTTCCGGTAATTGAAAGACCGCCGGGATCGGCAAGTTTTCCGAGCAGGAATTCGCGTCCCCCAATTTCATTGGCACCGGCAACTGCCGATCCAAGGTGAGTGGATTCCTCAGATACACGGGTCATCCCGTCATGTCCAAGGTCTGTGATTTCGGCTACAAAACCCGAAACCGTTAAAGCTGCACCCGTCATTATATAAGCGCCCATATTTTCTCCTTTAAAGAAAAGTACTAAACAATTTGCAAATACACCGCCGGACTATCCGGGGGCGTTGAATCTGGTGTAAATGATACCGAAATACGCGAGCTTTCGCCAGTTAAAGAGCGTGCGGAGACTTCTAGGAGGGTTGGGTCCTCATTAAGTCCCGAGAGCTCGCCACGGCTAGTTGTGGTCCTGTAGTATTGAACCGTGTCGATTTCGACATCATCAAGATATATCACATATTCGATAGGCTCGGAAAGTTGGCCAATGGGGTCATACTGCCAATCGAAGCGAACGCCACCGCCTGGGGTCAATTTGTGACGGAGATCAAAGGGCTTATTCGGCTTTGCTGCAATAACTGTGACAAGACCGGCGCCATCGAGGGAAAAGTCGAGAATTGTCTCGCCGTAGATAATATCGGTATTGTGGTACCGCGCCCGGGTTTGGGCTCTGAGGGTGTAAGAGGCATTAAAGGGGAGGCCGGTGAATATATCGGGGAAGCTGGTATCGGGCGGGTTCTCTGTGCCGCTTTGAATTATATCCCCGTTTGAATCTATTATCCAAAAGAAGTAATAGGGGGATATTTCGGAGCGGGTGAAGATCCGGGGGGGGAATAGGTAGATGTCGGTCATTTACTACGTGGCGCTTTCTAGGTCGCCTCGGTACGCATCGACAGCTTCATCTGTCCATACTTCACCGCAAAGATCGCGCACCTCTTTGGGTTCTTTGGAAATGTCTGCATTATCTCCCTGCGGGGTCAGCGGAGCTATTGTCTTGCGCTTCACATTACCACTGACAGTATATTTAATGTGCACAAAGATCCCAACGGCGTAAAGTTCTTTTATCATATTAATCCTTTCCATAGTTAAGTGATATGTACAGGAAGTCCCCAACGGCAAGCTCAGAGGCGTCTTTTTGTATTTTTAGAATATTTTGATTGTTTGTTAATG